TTATTTGGAGGGACTATTGTTGGCTCAACACCAGCTAAAAGCTCTGGTGGTCCGATTGTATCAACACATCCAGCCCAACAATGCGAACCCAACTTCACGTTGATGTAAGTGCTCCCTATAGTAATTTTAGGTATAGGAGGTTTATCATCGAAAACCCTCTCTACTGTGAAATACACTTTGGTCAATAGTCCGATAGATAGCGCTATTACAGAAATCAGCAGTATGATGGCAACGGTTTTTTTCTTCACCATGATCACCCCCAGAAATATGACGAGGGATTTCCAAAAAAGTTACAAAAAGTAATTTATTAAAATGTGTATTGTGATGAGTGGAAGAAATTCCAAAAGGAGTTAGCCGATTACCAAGGTCAAAAATGCAATAAAGCACACCCAAGAGATGAAACAGAAATGATGATCTATCTTAACCTGGGGAAAAATCCAACTGGAAAACAATAACGAAATATTCCCCTTTGACAAAGGAAAATAGAGAAAGTTATTGGAGTAACTGGTCATATTTTGTTTGTTCTTCTTGCGCAGCGTGTTTTGTTTGCTCAATCAATTTATCAAATAATTTAGGGTTAGCCTGTTTTAGTTCAGAAAAATTAGTTTCTGCTTCTAAGCATCCAACAGGTAATAATTTAAAATATTTTTCCAAATATATAAATGCAGTATCGAAATCTTTCTTGATGTTCATATAATATTTGGCTAGATGAAACGCACCACTTTCGCTATCATGTTCAAGGGCTTTATAGAAACATTTCAAAGATTTTTCATCATCTTTTTTAATTTGATAACTTAATCCTAATAAAATATACCCACCCTTGATATTTGGATCTAAGCGTAATGCGTTTTTGAAATTATCAATTGCGTAATCGAATTTTTTATTATGAAATTGGATCATTCCTAAGGTTAGATAGCTAGTAGCTTTCATGATTTTTGCATTTTTTTCTTCGAAGATTTCCATTTTTGCGTCAAATTTAAATGCCAATTTTTCTTCTATGATCTTTTCTGCAAAGTTAGTGTTGTAAAATCCATACACTGCAAATCCAATACCCGCGAGTGTAGCAGCGAGTCCACAGACACCGAGTAGAAAAGCAACAGGATCCCAGTTCGCAGGAAGTGATTCTTGCTCTTTAACTTCCTCAATAACCGTATGATTAGGGATGTTATTGATAGTTGACGTTTCAATGGCTCTAGAAAATGCTACATTTTGGTTTAATATGTTTGATTGTAAAATTGCAGTAGTTTGTGGAAACCAAATGTTCAATATAACAAATATCAAAATAGTAAAGCCGAAGTTAATAGCCAATGTTTGAAATATGAAACTTTTCTTCATAGGTTACCTCACTATAAAAATATTCTTTATTCGTAGAAATTATATAGTGAAAGGGGAATATTGGAAAGGGTTTGGTTTAACAAACCATTACTTGTGATAAAGATCGGCACTATGAGGTGCCACAGGGAGGGTAAAACATGATCCGTGACCTAAAAATCTTACCTGATCATTTCAGTAATGTTCGGGCAGGAATTAAAACAGCAGAGCTGAGACTGAACGATCGGAACTATCAGGCGGGAGACGTGCTGGTGTTGCGGGAATATGACCGTGAATCTGGAGAGTACACTGGTGAGGTTGAGGCAAGGACTGTTACCCATGTACTGGAGGATGAGCGCTGGCTGCAACCTGGTATGGTGATGCTGTCGATGACTGGAGGAGGACGGGATTCAAGCAGGACGTGAGTTAGATGTTAAAGTGGCAGAGGCGTTGGGGTTTGAGACTGATGATCGCGCGCCGATTTACAAAAAAGATCATGTGTGGTTTCCTATCCCGGATTTCTCGACTACCTGGGAAGGCATGGGCGTGCTGGTTGAGGAAGCTTTGAAGCAAGGTGTAGGGTTTCAACTCGAAACAAGATTCATGGACGGTGGATTTATCGATTACAGCTACTTAGCAGCAAGCAAGAGGATCAGCAGAGGAGTCGGGCAAACAGCGCCATATGCAACGTGCATCGCATTCTTGAAAGCAAAAGGAGTCGCAATTTAACATAAGAGAAATAAAAGAAAGCCCCCGACTGGGAGCCCGTATATATGTTCGCCAAAACTATTATACCATGGGCAACCTGAAAAGGGGGAGCGAAGATGAGCACAGCACAACTATCTTTCCTGCCGCAGATCAACCGAAAAGAAACACAAAGAAGGGTTGAGGAAGCCCTGGAGACAACAAGGATTTACAAACAAATAGGCTTCGTGCGGCGGGAGATAAGCAACACACCAAAATACGAATTTCGAGTACATGGTCAAACGAACAAAACAAGTGATCAGGTCGGGGAATGCGCTTCATGGAACGCTGATTCAGAAGAGAGATTGAAAGACCTAACAGAGCGGGTCGAACGGGCAGTTAATCGTTTACCACCAAAGCTGAGAAGCATCATTCAAAAGAGATATCTGGAATCGGAAGACGCACTTGACTACGTGATTTGTTCAGAGTTAAACATGAGTCAACGCACCTATGAGCGTGAGAAGCCGCGAGCAATCTACTTGCTGGCATTTATGCTAAAACTTGAGGTATTAGCAGATGGTGACGATGCCGCATGAGTGGCGGGAAATTGGCGGTTTTTTGGCGGAATGTTGGCGTGTTGTTTGGTCTGTAAGGTGATACGATGATAGTGTGAATATTTGGGACGAGCCACTCAGGATACTGGGTGGCTTTCCTTATTGATTACGCCATTCCTGGTTACTTCAGACTTACCTCCTGTAAGTAGCTAATACCCGAAGACGCTGCCTATACTTGAAAACTCCCGGGCAACCGTGACCGCATCGGCTAAAGGAATGGATCGCGGGGGCATGAAGCTGGCCTAAACAACAGCTTCTATCAAAGAAATTAATGGAGCGATCGTTATGAGGAAGATCACTGAGCCAGTGCCGAAACTCAAATTGAATAAGAAGCATCTGTGCTTTGGATGTACTTGGGCGACTGCTACCGGAAATAAAATACTCTGCACCAGAAGACCTTGCGTCAAGACTAAAAAGCAGAGGAGCGGGTCAGGATGAATTTTGTTCAGCCGATCCGAAACCTAGAAGTCATTGAGGGTATCAAGAGGTACCTGAAAGAAAAGAACGAGCGAGATTACATCATGTTTATCATCGGCATTTATACCGGGCTCCGAATATCGGATCTCCTGCAACTCAAGGTCGGCGACTTGAAGAAGGATCGCATCACCCTGAGGGAAGCAAAAACACAGAAGCTGAAGAGTATGGCAATCCATCCAGAGTTGAAGAGAGCGATCAAGTCCTATCTGGCTGACAAACAAGATCATGAGTATCTGATCAAAAGCCGAAAGGGCAAGAACAAACCGATCAAGAGGGAACAGGCTTACCGGATACTACGGCAGGCTGCTGATGAGTTTGGTCTCGAAAGCATTGGAACCCATACTTTGAGGAAGACGTTTGGTTACCACTTCCATAAGATGTCGAACAACAGCGAGATGCTGCGCAAGATTTTCAACCACTCTGACGTTAGCATTACGCGCGAATATATTGGCATCGAGCAAGACACAATCGACCAAGCAATCTTTAAGCTTTCATATAAATGACCTTCTTTTTAGAAGTGTTTCATTCAAAAAACCAATGTGCTGAAAACCTATACAGGACAAGGGTTGGGAGCGGGGCGATCAATGAAACACTCTAAATAGATATGTGTCATTCAATATTTATACATTAACCACGGGAAAACAAGGCAAATTGCATCGAAATGACCCATTTAAAACAGGATTATATCAATGCTTGTACGGCATTAATCTCAAAGAAAACGCCATGTATTTTTATGCATAAAGGAGCGGGGGCGAATCGCCTGACTGTTTTACCCTGTGGTGTTCCAGTTTGTAATAGGAAGAAAGCGGGGCGGAATGCGTGACGCCATCTTACAACACTCTCGAACAGAAACGTAAATTCTATGACAGTGGATCATGGAAGCGCATGAGGGAAGAAGTAAAGAAGCGCGACAACTATGAGTGTCAGGAGTGCAAGCGTAACGGGCTTGTAAGCATTGATACAAACGAGTACAGCAAGAAAGCGAAACGTAAGAAGATCCAGCTAGTGGTCCATCACATCAAAGAACTAGAGCACCATCCAGAGCTTGCGCTTGATATAAACAACCTTGAGACGGTGTGCGTGGATTGTCACAACAAGGAGCATGGTCGAGTGTTCGAGCAGAACATAAACAAATGGCAGCACGACGAAAGGTGGTAGCCATCACCACATACCCCCCGGGTCAAAAGTTTTGAAGGATTCAAAATTCCGTACACCGGCTGGGGGAGTCGACTGCCGAGTTTTTTCGAGTTATCACGCGGATACAGTCAATTGGGAAAATGTGTAAAATTGTTTTGGAGGGAAGGAGGGGTTCGATTGGCTGATGCTAACAGAGACAAATTGAGAAAGCAGATTGAGAAAGATTTGAATAAGCAATTAAAGGCCAATGGTAAAACAGTAAATTACCATAAGGACTTGGTGCAAGATTACTTATCATTGTGGGATTTGAAAAACAAACTGCTAGAAGACATTAAAGTGACTGGGATCAAGGTCACTGGGATGCATGGGCCTAAATCGAATCCATCCATAGGTGACTTGCACAAAACAAATGATCGAATGATAAAAATCCTTGAAGCATTAAATTTGAATGAACCAAAAGTGGAATCTGGTGATTCGAAGGATGAATCGAAAAGTGATCTGATATGATCCGTCAAAAGTATGTTGACGCTTATATCTTACAGCACCGAGCGGGTAAGATTAAGTTTAACGAAGAACGAGAGTTGTTAGTTGAATACCTGGAACGGGATGTGCTTCCCCGGGACGATCTTTACTTCGACGACGAGATGATTGAGAACTGTATCAAGTTTGGTGAGAAGTGGTACTTTCCTCTTCAGCCTTACCAAAAGTTCTTGATTGCTTTCGTTTTTTTATTTCACAAGGAAAACGATCGCGTCTTTTTCCGGAAACACCTTTGGATGATGGGGCGCGGGGCAGGAAAGAACGGTCTTATTACTGTCATCGGTAATTTCCTTATCAGCGAGTTACACGGTATCCGAGAGTACAACATTTCAGTTGTTGCAAACTCGGAGGAACAAGCCAAAACATCGGTGGAGGAAGCGGCAAAGACGATCAAACGTAGTCCCACTCTACTCAAACACTTTAAACCAACAGCAACACAAGTGCTGGCGAGAAAGACAGACAGCGTATTTAAGTTTCGAACATCGAACGGGAACACAAAAGACGGTTTGCGCGACGGCGCAGTCGTTTTCGATGAAATCCACTATTTCGAAACGAACAAAGATGTACGTGTCCACATTTCAGGTCTTGGGAAGAAGAAGAATCCACGGGAATTTTACATCGGTACAGATGGTTATATCCGGGAAGGTTTCCTTGACAAGTTGAAAGACAAGGCTAAAAAGGTTCTGAAAGGCGAAGCTCGTTCCAACTCGCTTTTTCCATTCATATGCAAATTGAACGACGAAAATGAAGTGGACGAACCGGAGAATTGGGAGCTGGCAAACCCAATGCTGAGTGAGCCAAGAAACGAATACGCCCAAGGGTTGTTCGAGACGATCAAGGAAGAATATGAGGACTTGGCAGATGATCCTTCCAATCGAGAGGAGTTCATGACGAAGCGTATGAACTTACCTCTAACTGACTTGGAACGGTCCGTTGCGAAGTGGGAAGAAATCGCCGGTACGAATCAGCCGTTACCTAATCTTGAAGGGAGAGAATGTATTGGTTGTATTGACTTTGCTCAGATTCGAGATTTTGCCGCTGTCGGATTGGTATTTAAACATGATGGCAAGGTGCCGTTTATCACTCACTCATTCACGCGTAAGGAGTTTGTTGACAAATACTACGGCTACTCGATGCGAGAAGTTGAGACGACTCAAAAGTTCGCCCCCATAAAAGAGTGGGAGTCCAGAGGGCTGTTAACTGTCCTAAAAGAGGAAATGATCAACTTGGAACACATCGTTAATTGGTTTGTGACTATGAGGTTGAAATACCGCATCAAGAAAGTAATTGGCGATAACTACCGGATGGAAATGCTCAAACCGATGCTTGAAGCGGTAGGTTTTGAGGTTGAGGTTATTCGCCGACCGGAAGCGATTCACGGTCTCTTAGCGCCACGCGTGGAGATGTATTTCTCCAAGGGGATGTTTATATGGGGAGATAACCCATTGATGCGCTGGTACACCAATAACGTCCTTGTATCGATCAAGAAGGACGGCAATAAGGTGTACGGGAAGAAGGAACCGATCCGAAGGAAGACGGATGGCTTCCAAGCGCTGATTTGCGGACTTTATCGCATTGAGGAATTGAGTGAAAGCAGCATTTCGGATTCGCTTGATATGATCGAAGCGCTGAATTTTTAAGGGGAGGTGATAAGGAAAATGGGTTTGCTCGACAGTGTGCTTCGGCGAAATAAAGAACTTGAATCGCTATTTGATTTGGATCTCCCTTATGATTCAACGCATCGAGCGTACTTGAAAAAAATGGCGCTTGAAACCTGCATCAACTTCATTGGGCGCACGATCAGCCAGAGCGATTTTCGGATTGTAAAGGACGGAAAGCGGCAAAACAACGATTGGAGCTATTTACTGAACGTCCGGCCTAACACAGACCAGTCAGCAGCAGAATTCTGGCAAAGCTTCATTTACAAAATGATCCTGGATAACGAAGTGCTGGTTATTCTGTCTGACAATAATGATTTGCTCATAGCTGATGATTTCGGACGGGACGAGTTCGCCGTGTATCCGGATATATTTCGAGATGTAACAGTGAAAAATTACACTTTCAAGCGAACATTTCGCATGGACGAGGTTATTTACATCACTTATAACAACGAGAAACTAACCAGGTTCATGAATGGTATGTTCGATGACTATACTGACTTGTTCACACGGATGCTCGAGACTGGAAAGCAAAGCAACCAAATTAGGGGTACGGTCAGCGTTGATGCCACACAATCACTGGATAAAGAGACACAAACAAAATTACAAGCCTTCATTGACCGGCTTTTCAATGCGTTCCGAAAAAGCGCTATCGCAATTGTCCCTAAACTGAAAGGTTTTGAGTACAACGAGGTTTCTGACGGTTCGAAGAATGGGAAATCCGTTGATGAATTAACCAAGCTAAAGCGTGATTTAATCAATGATGTGGCGAACATCCTAGGGATCCCAACATCGTTAGTACATGGTGATATGGCAGAGTATGAAACGGCTATTAAGGCATATATCAAATTCTGCATCGGACCGTTAATCAAAAAGATCAAGGACGAACTGAACGCAAAGCTGATCGATAGGAAGGATTACATGAATGGCATGAAAATCGAAATTCGGGGGGTTGCCGAAATGAACCCACTTGAGGTTGCGACAGCAGTTGATAAATTACGTGCCAGTGGCGTTTATAATGGCAACGAAATCCGGATTAAGTTAGGGGATGAACCGGCGGACAACCCTGCACTAGAAGATTACGTACTGACGAAAAACTATCAAGCTGCTAGTTCAGCGGAAGGAGGTGAGGAGGGATAATGCGGAAGTTTACGAAGCAAGACTATTTCAAGACTTTCAAAAATCAATCCTATGTAGAGCAATTGCAAAAGGTTGAGCGTAAATTCGAAACGTACCACAACGAGGCTACCGGAACAACTGAGATCACAATCTATGGCATCATTGGAGACTCGTGGTGGGAAGATTCGGTTTCGGCTTCAGACATCGACAATGCTCTGAAGAACATCAGCGGAGATATAGTCATTAATCTGAACAGCCCAGGCGGCGATGCTTTCGACGGTATCGCGATTTATAACCGCCTCAAGAAGCATGCTGGTAACGTGACGATCAACGTTGATGGATGGGCCTGCTCTGCCGCGTCTGTCATCGCTATGGCGGCCGACGAGCTGGTCATGGGCTTGGGCTCTATGGTGATGATTCACGAAGCTAGTTCACTGGTCTGGGGAACCAAAACGGAGATGCGGAAAGAAGCTGACGTTTTGGACGAACTGGAAGAGGGTATCATCGACATCTACATGACGAAGGCAAACGTGAGCCGGGAAGAAATCAGGAACATGGTTGATGCTGAGACGTGGTTCAGTGCTCAAAAGGCAATTGATATCGGTTTTGCCACTTCTACCGCAGTAGTCGACAGCAAGGACAAGGAAATCACGCAGCTTCGAACACAGCTAGCCACCATGCAAAATGAAATGAACCAATTGAAAAGCCAATCACAAAAGAGTGAACCGGGACCGACTGTCAAGGCAGTTGGAACACGGTTTATTTTTTAATAATTCCACGGAGGTCATCTAATATGACAATGAAGCTAAAAGGCAAGATGGAAAACTTCGAGGCAAAGAAAGCTGCATATATGAATCTTGTCAAAGAAGGCGCAGACGCTGAGAAGCAAGCAACGGCCTGGAACGAAATGCAGGAAGCATTAGTGACAGACCTGACAGAGAAAATCACAACTCAGGTGCGCAACGACAATATCGACAGCCAAATCCTGTCCGCGCGCGGTCA